ATACGTTATAGTATCGTTTACCGCAACACTAACATTAGCATCTAGTACTAGGTTATAACGTTCAACTGGTAGCAAAACTGGATCAACTGCTGTTCTCAAATTCAATTGGTAACAGAAAACTTTATTTGCACCACTAGCACCAATATACAAATAGTTTGCATCTCTACTGATTGCTAAACTAGATCCAAACAAATCACTTGGGCTACCTGAGTCATCAGTTAATATTTGTTGTATGATACCATCTTTAAAGATGTAAACATAGCCTTTTCCGCTTGAACTGTCTGGTGCGCTAACTGCAACATATCCTTGCGCATTTACTACTTTGTGTCCGAAGCTGTCTAGTCCTGTGCTGTTTGCACTTAAAGCAAAACTCGCCGTCCACGAATTGGTAACGGATCTAGTAAATGCATTAACTCTACCCTCGCCTGATCCTGGCGAACCAACATACATCAATTGAGCAAGATTAGGCTCTATGCTAATTGTTTGTCCAAAATTATCATTGCCAGATAATTTACTAGGATCTAGCTCTGCTTTGCTGTTATAAACCCACGGGCTTGTTTTATTGTATACACCCCAGTTTCCGTTACTGTCTAAATTTTCTACCCATACCTTGTCATTCTCTAGCCATCCACTTACTGGCATAACACTTTGTATGTCAACAGGGTTACTTATTTTAGCACTGGACAATTTATACAACAATCCTGATCCACTGATTACTGCTTCTTCCTGTAATGCTTCCAGGTTTCTCGTTACTGTAATACTAAATCTAGTAGTGTCAATGATGTTATCTACTTTGTATGCTCCATCAAATCTATCATCAAAGTTTTTAATAACAACTACATCATTAACTGCTAGTCCGTGATTTTCATTAAACACAACTTCTGCAGAACCGTCGTCTCGGCTTCGCAGTATAAACACTAAACCTTCTATATAGGTTGCTCTGAATACATTGAAGCTGTTGTTAAAATCTTTAGCTACCCAAATTTTGTAGCCTGTTCCTATTTTATCAATTAATGCAGATAATGAATCATAGTTATTTAAATTAAACAATGTAGCGTCTACGTCTGCTAGGTTTACAAAGCCCGCTACCGGTAAAGGACGTAACAATGGAAACTGTGTGCGGTCTTCTGTTACGAATACGTTTGCATTGTAAGTGCCAGATATCTTGTAGATATCGTTTTCGGTCAATGCCACAGCACCTTCTTGAGCAACATTGTTGCTGTCTGTATACTGCACAAGTGTAGGATTGTTAGTAATCTTTGTATCGCTTAACGTTGTTTCTATAAACGCATTTGTATCCAATGCTCCGTATTCGCCTACACGGAAAGCCCAGTTTTCGTACCAATCAATGTCGGTATCTAAATTTCCAAATGTTCCACCTTCTAGTGCGTTAATAGAGTTAGGTGTACCTTTTTGTGTAATCAATCCTTGGTAATACTTTGATTGGGTAGTAACATCTATACCTAAATCAGTAAAGTACTGTCTTTCTCTGAATCCAGTAATGCCATCACTGAATAACTGTATTTCTTCGTTTGCAGGTTGATTGTCTATGTCATAGAAACTAGCGCCAAGTTGTGCGTTCGATGCAAGATTTCTCAGCATTCCGCTTTGTAGTTCAGATTTTTCAAACTGCTTCCACTTAGTAGTTTGGAAATTGGGGTCAGCAGTTATGTTCTGTAATGCTGTGTAATATCTATTTTTGTGCTGAACTATAGACCCTTTGAGATAGTCAGTGCCTCCACTCCATACGTCAATGTTATCACTGCTGAACATGAACCCCGGTAGTTCTAAACTACCATTCCAAGAATCTGTTTTGTATCCAACAAACTTTAATCTATATTGTCTATTACCTAATTCCGGAACATAGATAACATCGTTGAATTCAGTAACGTTGTCCAGTATCAATAAGTGTTCTGTTTGCACTAAGTTTAGTTCAGCAAAACCCACTGACTTCTGTCTATTAGATTGGAACGTAAATAGGTTATCCTCTCTATATACTGAAAATTCATTTTTACTAATTGGTTTAAAGTTTAAGTCAAGTACTCTACTGTCAAACGGTGCATTCTTAATTTCGTCTACAATGGCTGTTTGTTCGAATACTTTTACTGTGTCACTAACTGGACTTAGGACAAGAACACTGTTAACCTTCCATCCTTGTGTCGTCCAGTGAACAAATTCTCTAACACTTAATACGAAATCTTTTTGTTGTTTAAGAGCGTCTTCGTTGTCTACAAAAATAAATCCTTGACTTTGTAGGAATCTTTGATAACCGACTAAGAAGTCTGTCACTTGCTGTACACTATTAAATTCAAAACCGTAAGGTATTGTGATCTTTTGTTTCTTGAAGTCTCTGAATATCACAGCACGAACGCCACTTTCTTCAATGCTATACGCATTGTTGTTGGGCTCACTAGGAATAATGGTAAAGAACGGATTCGTAGTGTCGTAGCCGCTAACTGTATAACCGTTAGCACTTTTTTGTACAATTACAGCACTATAGGCAATCTTCCGAATAGGACTACCTTTGTATATTTTTAAAGTGTAGTTGTCGTCAGGAATAACAACACTGTTATTAATGCTACTAGGACTGCTCTGCTCTGCTAGTAGTTCAACGAATTTTTTATCAGTATATCCTGAAACTTTGTTTACAAGTTGTACATTAAGTTTTGACAGGTTGTCGACCACTACTGTTGATGCAGATCCAGCACCCAAATTAGTTATGTAATCCTTAATCCAATTAATATACCCAGCAGTGCGTTGTGTTACACTGTTTGCATCCACATAACCGTTAACATGTAGCGATGTAGGAGTAATGTGCTGGCTCGTACCAGTTGTCTCGAACTGGCCTGTAAAACTGTTTCTATTGTACCTATGTACGTTTGCTTGCAATCCAAAGAACCTTGCAGGTTTTGCCAACGCTAGTGCCAACATTAACGCAAATGGGTATTCACTACTGCGTCTCCATGCAAGTTCAACAGGGCCTATATCTCCAACTGCATAACTTATATTAGCTCGACTACTGTCAAAATCAGCAACTAGTATTTGCTCTGGGCTACGTAAATTGCCGTTGTCATCAACAGGTATAAACTGACTTAGGTTTGGTCTTTGGTAACGTAGATCAATACCTTGTCTTGTGCCGCTATGTATGTACCCTATACTTAAATCACTCCATAATGTGCTGTTTCCGCCTGTGTACGGAGCAACACCATACCTAGTATTCCAGTAGTCTGGTTTTTCACTAAAGCCCAACATTTCCCATGGATGTGTATGTGGTCTATCAGTATCATAGAAATACCTATAAATGCTTCTCCAGGTACCTGGTAAAGTTTCGCCATTGACTACATCTATAAATGCTTTGTAGTTCCAAGTAAACGGGTCGCTTGCACTGAAGTAACTGTTTGTTGAAAAGTCAACTCTGCTTGTGCCTACCCATGTTAAAAATCCTTGACTAAGAATTTGAGTAAACTCTGCTCTGGTATAGTCAGTATCTCTGAACTTGCCAGGCATGTAGTCAATAATGTCAAAAGTATTAGTATCGTAGGTAACTTTAATGTTATTGTAAATTCTGCGTTCTAGTTCTAACAACAAATCGTCTCTGAAGTCATTGAATGCAGGTGTAATGCTTCCGTCATGTCCTTGGATTACATTAACTGGTGTGCGTAGTGTATTGTCCAAATACTTCTCAGGAATAAACTTTGGATACATACCCATCTTGGTTGGAGTTTCAGGAACAAAACTCCCATCTGTATCACTGTACTCTACGATATCTATTAGGTCATTAAATAATAATTTAAAATTACTTGTAAAAGTAATTGCGGCACGATCTGTATTAAATGTATAATCTCTACCTTTTACTACTAACGACTTTGTTGTTACATTGTCGATAGTCCTAGTTACATAAACCAAAACAGATTTATTGTTTGGCTGAGTATCATTGAATATACTTGTAATTTCATACGACACAATGTCTGGATCAATCACAGTATAGGTAGGTATCACAGTTCTGTTTTCATCACCGTGCGGTAGCATATCACTTTGGTACCACGGGAAACTACTGTTCTTAACGCTGTGCATCTGCAGAAGCACTGCATCAAAACTAGTTTGTACATTGTTTAGATCTAAATTAATTTTGCCTGCAACTTCTAAGAAGTTCTTTTTAAATTTTGAATACTCTCTATTGGCTAACTTAATAGCGTTAACCGCATCCATTGTTGGATGGTTTAAGAACAGCCCTGCATACACAGCAGGAGCACTGTGTTGCAGTATACTTCCAGATGTGTTTTTATACTCAATGTCTCTTAGGTTACTGCTTCCAGGAACACTACCGACAACATTAAGGCTGTTGTTCTTCAATTCAGTTAAATGATTGCGCATCTGTCCTAGTGTAACCGTAGACAGATTTTTGTTTAGAGTATTGATATCTAAGTTAATAGGAACTTCGTAGTGTGCGTTGGCTGTTACAGGTACGTCTTGATTAAAGATGGCAACAAATACTGCATCATTTTTTGTAATAAGATCAGGATTAACCAATATGGCAAATTTATCTACAACTTTTGTAGTTGCAAAATTGCCTACACTTAGAATTTTATTATTTACATAAACTTTAATATGTGGGAAATCTGTACTTACATCAGGAAGATGATCAACTGGGAATAAGTTAGTAACGCCGTCGTAAATAAAATCATAGATCTTAAATTGTTTACTAAAGTCTCTTGCGATCTGCCAGATGTTTTCTCTACTGCAAGTTGTGGTTGATGCATTTTTCTGTAAGTAACCAGCATTGACTTTTTGTGTAGTTACAACATTAGTATCGCCTGTTAGGTAAGTGAATGTTTGAGAATCAAAAGTATTTTCAAATTGAATATCACCTTGATTTGCAAAGTTTTTATAACTTAAAGGGAAGCCCAGTACCTTATCGTTATTGCCAGTTCCCCGCTTGTAGGAAATTACTTTAGATCCAGTAAATGTTGTACCAGTATATGTACTTGCATCAGCATAACTTATACCTGTACTGTCAACTATGTCGAATAGAGGTTCTTGGTTGTTTGCTGTTTTTTCTTGTGCTATTGTCCAACTTGTGCCGTTATAGTGCCATCCCTTGCCACCGTTTGCGCCCGATAGGACTAGCACAGTATTATTGTCTACAACAGTTGCATCATCTGCTTCAACTAGGTATGCTTTATAAACATCACTCGGGTCATCTACTGCTTTTTCAATTGTAAAGTTGTAAATCTTGTTTCTTACATCGTTGTCTGTGTCGTTTGCAAATACTACTCTATCGCCAGTTGTAAGAGTAAGTGTCCCTACAGTAAAAACTGTTGTGTCGACTGATACTACACCTTGCACCTGCTGGAACGCACGAGTAATGGTTGTATCTAATATGTCAACAGGTAGCTTGGCAACCGCTCCATTATTGTATAATTGATAATCTGCTTCAAATTCTATGATAGGTCTGCTGGCACGTTGTGTTTGGTCCAACAATACTTCTTGATCAAGATAGCCTGCTGTTTTCTCTATTACATCTATGTGAACCCATCTATTAGCACGGCTCCATGCGTTTCTATCTAAACTGGATCTATTAATTGTGATATAATCAGGAAACTTTGGTTGCAGATATACTTCAAAACTTGCACCTGATCCTGATCCGCCTGTAACTGTTACAGGGTTAGTAGGTAGGACTGTGTAGTTTCCTCGTTCCTTAATCTTGAATGTTTTGATAGGTCCAGACTGCGGTGCTGTAACTGTAATTACAGGGTTAGATTCATAACCACTACCACTACTCGCTAGTGTAACTGCTGTAATAACACCATTGGTTATTGTCGCTGTGGCGCTAGCCAAACTTCCGCTGGCAGGAGTAGCAAAAGTTAACGTTGGTGTTGCCAAGTAACCACTACCGCCATCTACAATAGTAACTGCTGTAACTGAGCCCGAAGTAGGATCTATAGTTGCTGACAACACAGCAGTATCTTGAGTTATGCTATCAACAACTGCTACTGCCGCAGTAGTAAAAGTACCACCTTGGATAGTAACTCGATCATCGACTCGGTAGCCCAATCCGCCCGCTGTAACAAAACTGTTGTTTAGTGTTTCTACACTGATAAGCTCGTTCTCTGGGACCAGTCTTATACCTGTGCCTACACCCTCAACATAGTAGTTCTTGTTTTGCCAACTTGCTGGTACTGTAGAATCAAAATTAATTTTTAACCCGTTTGTGAATACCACACCATTAGGACTTATATAATTAAGTTCTCCTAGTATATCTGTGCTAGGATCTATAGTGTCAACACTAGGGTCAACTAGATTTATAATACCACTTGCGGCTGAATCAGCTTGATTCTGATAATATAAATTTGTAAGTGGTGCTGTGATATAAGGAACGAGTTCGTATACTGAATTTCTAACAAACCATTGTTTGCTTGCATACGTAGCACCGCCTGTTATTCGTACTTTGTGGTCTTCAGGAACAGCAATTTTAGGTAATAATAAAATTCTGTCATTGCCTTCTGCGTCTGGCTGTATTGAAACTGTATAAACGTTAGTCCTATCAGCGAGTGGGATCTGTACACTTTGATCTAGATAAACAATACCGTTCTCAGTCCTGGCAACGTTTATCCAAAAACTATCATCGATGTATGCCCTATTTACAAAAACAACCGTGGCGCCGTCTAGGTATGCAACAGGACCGTCGATACCACCGTATGTGTTAATTAAGTCTTGTGGCTTTGCACCTTGCACTTGATTGAATGCTAAATCAGTAGCATAACTAACTGACTCTACAGTTGGGAAACTTGTGTACTGATCTTGTGCTGTTGCACTAGGGACTGTAAAAGTTACCGTTCCGGAATCTGTTCCGTTATTTGCAACACCAAGTACTCCCCTAGTTTCTACGTTACTCTGATCAGGGTCTATGCCATCTGTGCCTGGCTTGCCTTGGATCCAAAAATTATTTCCTGGATTATTAATTACGAATTCGTATACTCCACCACGTGCTAGTGTAATATTTGGGTTAGGCACATTACCACTGCCTGTAAATTCAAAAGCATTATTAACAGGATTATATGTTACTGTAAACGTTTGACGAGTACTTACACCAGTGCTGGTAATTTGTACTGGGTTTGGACCCAGGCTTAACCAATAATACTGACTGAAGTTAACAAACTTGTCAAAACTAATTCTAGGGTCATAAGAATAAAATTCATTGTCAAACAGTCTATTGTGGTTATTTGTAATGCCGCCTTCGTATCCAATTTTGTTAACAATGTCTACATAAGTTGTTGCATAATCTACTTTTTTAGTTAGTTGGTCTTTTATTACTACACCAGGCTCCAGCTGATAGTCTGCTCTTGATGCTGTTGGCTCAGATACATAACTGTCGTTCGCTTTGTAAGAAGGTGCTAGTTTTCTACCAATGTAGCCATTAACCTGTTTAAGATTGGGCTCACTGATTAACTGATCAACTGTGGCGTTTAAAAACTTTTTGTTAGTATCAGTTTGAAAAACGTCAGGTAAAAACTGATGAGTTTTGAATGCTGCCATTGCCTACCTTCCTATACCCTATTAAGTTGTCCTGCTGTGATAGCAGAAATAATTTGTACATCATTAACTGTTGCCGCACTTACAAGTATCTCGTTTGGCTCTGTGTTAATTTGATATAAGTTACCAAAACTGTTTGATCCTGAATTAGGCACAATAATGATACTGCTTACTGTTGGTGTTAGTTCGCTGTGCAAATATGCACTCAGCTCACTAAAGTAAAATGTTTCGCCAAAGTCCCAATTGTTGATGTCAAAGTAAGAATTGATAGAATCAATTACTAAACTCTTAACTTCATTATCACTTACATTAGAACTTGGATTCTTAACTACCTTAAACGTGGCTCGTAATGCTGATTCGGCTTTGCTGCCAAACAAAGGTTTAAACTTTGCGGCATTATATATCAAACTGTCACTTACAGTTTTGAGATTTTCAATGGTGCTGTAATCTGTTTGCAAGTCTTCGCTAGTTGGTGCAATTGGCTCTTTTAGTGTTGCTGTTGTATCTGTAATGTATGCAGTGTAGTCGTCACTGTAAGCCTTGGTCAATATATACAAATCTATTAAATTATTCGGGCTAGGGTCTATTCTATTGTTGTTTGGGCTGTTATGCTTGTACTGGAACGAAATCTGCTCCCTACCAACTCTGGCAATATAGTTTGTCAACTGTGTTAGTGCTGTACCGCTGGATTGGAAAAACTTATTATCCGTGTACGCATAAAAGATTGTATTAATTGCGTACAAAGATATATTGTTTAATACATCGCTTTCAGTTGCGTAACTAGACACTATGTCGGTCCTTGTTACAGGATCATATTGCAAGAAGTTTACGCTGTCCTGCGACTGTACAAAGAATATATACTTGTTCTGTGGGTTAACCGTGGGCGCAACAAACGTGGTAAACAAATCAGGGTCGTCTGGTACACCGTCTAGATTTTCATCTAAAAATGTAACTAGTATTTTTCTATTGTCTTCTGTACCGTCGCTGGCAATAACACGATTATCAATCTTCCAGGTTTGCGAATAGAAAATACTGTCTGAACTGTCAGGTTTTGTATTGGTTCTTAATAACTTTATCTCGTCAATAAGTGTAGTTGCTGTTCTTGAATCGTATACTTTTGCATCTGGATTAAAATAAAAACGTGTTTCCCTTACACTTTGGAAAAAGTACTTTGTTCCTCTACTGACTACGTTGTATTCTTGATTATCGTAACTTAATTTCAAGAACCAACTGTTATCTAAATTAGTTCCTGTTGTACTACCTGCATTAGTTAGACTAAACTCGCCAGTACCAATGTTTGCTTCAGTAACAATTTTCCACTCCATGTCACTTACATCGTAACGTAGAGCAAATGTTTTGTAACTTAATATATTATTAATAATAGTAGTAATAAGTGTTGATGGCCATGAATTTTCAAATACTGGAATCACTTCTGCTACTATAGCAGTACTTGGGACAACCACGCTTAGTATAGCATTGCCTACTCCAGGAGTGGGGTAACTAATTATGCTTGCCCACATGCTGGTGCGCTGGAACTCTGTTGTAGGAGTTCCTGTAACCAGTTGATTTTGTGCATTAAAGTACTTGCCGGACGGAGCATTAAACTTTACAAGAGCTCCTTGTGTTAAGAACACATAACTGTCAGAACTGAATGTGCCAGTACTGCGCCCGCTACTGTTAGTAACTTGTGTCCAAGTTGCTGTTGGTGTTTGGCGTGTTGCTGTTCTGTAGTACAGATTCTTTACCTCTGACTGCGAAATAAGATTTTGTATAGAAGTTTGTACTAAGTTACTTACTTCACTCCTACTGGTAAACTGAAATGTAACTGCTGTGGTAGATACGTCTTCTTTGTAGATCTCGCCATCTTCAGCAAAGATATTTGTGCTGGAGTATTTGCCTGTTGCGTCAACAACATCTAAGTATCTGCTTATGCCTGAACTGCTTCTATTAACTGCCTTGGCTTTGAATATAGTGCTAAAAGTGGTATACGGCAAGACATTGTAATCTTCCCCCGATACCATGCGATTCTGTGTGTAATATTGCTGTGGTGCTTTTGTTCTAATCTCGTCGAGAGACTCACGACTACTTGCATTTGTCACTGTGTATTGCAAACTAGCACGAACTGTTAATGTTTCAGTACGTCCTGTTTTACTACGATAAGGAATGCTAACGTTGATAGAGCTCATCTCCTCTGGTGTAATCTTATATGTTTGATTGTTTGACAATCTGTAATACAATCTAAAATTACCATCTGGAATGTTTGTGAACGATCCGTCTCCAAATATCAAATCAATTTGATCATTTGCTCGTGTACCGACGCTGTACAGATTTCTTTCTGCAGTATTGTTGTATATAACATTGATTCCGTTAACTGCTGGTACTTTAGTCCACTCTGTGTCAATGTTACCATTGGTATCTAATCCATACAACCATACGTCATTGTTATTGATGTTATTAAAGTTTACATTTACAACACGGTTAGGTAAACTTTCACTAACATTAAAATCTAAGTTTAGTAGTTCGCCCTGTTTAAAGTAAAAGAAATACCCAGTATTGTTTGATGCGTTGCCTTGATTGTCATTCTTGTATAGGAAATTAAAAATACCGTTAGGCTGTGGATCTTTTTCGTAGACATAATTATAGTCTGCTGTTGATGCGCTTACAACTTCAAATCTTGTAGTAATTCCTGATATGCTGGCATTGAACGACTTAACTGGAATAATGTTGTTTAACATCTTTACAGTATACTCATCAGTTTTGATACCATTCAGTGTTTTTGTTGCTCCAGGTTTACCTATAGACTGAGTAGTCAACAATGAAGCATTAAGTACAGCAGTAAATTGTTCTAGCCAGTTCTCGTTAGTACTGTCGTTCCAGTTGATAATAGTGTTTGCAAGATTATTTCCTTCACTATCGAAAACTCTTTCGCTGGTTGAAACACTTTGGAATTTTATAAAGCCGCTGGCAGGTATATTACGCTTTGGGTTGTAACTGATCAATTTGGCCAGTTTAAGAATACTGTCTCTACGCTCTGCAGTATCTAAAAAGTTTTCTCTAGCATTTAAATCTGTTCTAAATGCTAAACTTTGTCCCAAAAACGCAATTAAATCAATAAGTGCAATGTATTCACTTGATTCTGTAAAGTCATTAAAGTCTTCTGGGTAGTAAGTACGCAAGTACTCGATCATGCTCTTGCGTATAGTTTCAAAGTCAAAACTTTGAAAGTTAGCGTCTTTGAATGTTTGATAAATTTTAGTCCAATCCTGTTGAACTAATAAACTTGTTTGTCTTGTAGTAGTGGCCATATTGTCATTAATACCTGTTATTCAGTATTTATGGCATTTAAAATATGCTACTATTATACTACTGCTACTTCCTCACTGTTTGAATTAAACTCTAACTGTAGGCTAGATGAGAAATTTCCGGGAAGGAATGTTAGCTCGATTTCTATCTTGAGACCTTGTTCAAATTCGTTTATAATCACACTATCTGCACGTAATCTGGGGTCGTATTTCACAATGCGAGTAACATCAGCTACTAAAATTGCTTTTAGATCCGCTGTCATAGGTTCGTAAAGGAGCCCCCAGATTATCGTACCAAAATTTGGATTCATTAACTTTTGCCCTTTGTTTATGTTGAAGTGATTAATTAAGTCCTGCCTGACCAATTCAAAGTCATTAAGATGGAACTTTTTAACTCTACCAACAGTACTGAAACCTCTATATCGTATAGCCATATGTATATTTACTCCGTTTAACTGTCGGAAAGAACAACTCCGACGCCTAATGTATTAAAAGCATATCTGCCAGCATTAAAAAACAATGACCCAGGTCTATCTTGGCTGTCTACTACCAAATCTGCGTTTTGTTTCCATTCTTTAACCTTGGAAGATATTACTGTTGTGTATACACTGGATATCCTTGAATCAAGAATACTAATATTTGCTCCTGCTGAATTTATAGCCCTGAGCTTTGCTAATCCTTCAACGTTACTAAACAATGCACTTTGTACAACCTGTGTTGTTTTTATTGCAACATTAGTTAAGTCTTCAACTGTTGAATATAACTTTCGTTCGTTGATAGGTGTGGTAGATGTTATTGTAAACTTGTCAGCAATGTCAGCAATGCCACTGTCGACATAGTGTTGGTATGCTGTATCAGCACTGCCCAAGTAACTTAGCGTGTTTGATAATTGTACAGCAAGATTTGATGTACGTGCAATGATGTAACTTAGGTCTGTGTTGCGCAATCTTGATACTGTGCCTGTTGCAATGTTACTGGTAATTGCTTTGCCTAATCTAAAGGTACTGTTGTTGGTAGTATCTGTCATGGTGTGTATTTCATAGATACCGTTGTATGTTCCGGCACCAGACACCTGCACTGGTAATCCTTGCACAAACAGTGTTCTCAATCCTGTTGGGGATACATCACTTAGCGATTGGTTCGCACTGCCAATACTGCTAACAGGATATTGTGCTGAACTGGTAACAGTTCCTGTGTCTACTGTAACAGCAATGTTTGCATTGCCTTCTTGTTGATCACTGTAATCAAATTCATATAAGTTTATTACATTGCCAACAGTTTTTACTCCGTTAAGCGAAGTAAGTAGCACATTTGCTAGATTAGATTTACCTAAACCTGTGTCCACAGTTACAGTTCTTCCTGAACCAAAACTGTGCGTGGCAGGGAAAGTGTTTATGAATGCAACATTGCTTACTCGGGAAACATTAGCAGTAATATACACTTCATCGGGTATGGTAAAACTGGTGCGATAAGTGGATATATGATCTTGGAACTGGTACGCCACAGCAAGAATACCACAAATAATATCACCAGTGTCTCCGACTGTAATAACCCCTGCGTCTATACATGCTTTGTATTGTTGAACCAAATACCGTTCCATTATGCTATCTTGCACTGCTTGATTACTTAGGAAAGTTGCGATTGAGTCAATACCATCTTTGCCTGACCATACTTCGCCATTTTCTATTAGATAACCATAATTAATTAGGGTCTTGATATGTACGGCGTATCTGCCAAATCTTGGACCTAGGCTGTAGGCCAAGTTATTACCTGTTTCCATAAAAGCAATTTGTGTCATCAATGCTTTAATACTATTCCGGCGTAGGCCAGGAATACCAGGACTTATACTATCTATCGAAACACCAAGTGCCGCACTGGGCAAGTTTAATATGCTCCTTGGAGCCAATTGGTTTGTCCTTGGTGCTTGCTTGGCTACAATAATGCCTTGATTTGGAATAGCCATTATATATCCTGTTGTTTCTTACTAGGTATCAGTGTTCCGTTATTCCTTTGCAGTTCACCTGTCTCTCTAGACCACGGTTCGTGCGTTGGGGTAAACGTTGTTATGCTTGCAAGTGTACTGTCTTTCACTGGCACAATTACCCAACGATTAATTTCGGTATCATACTTGACATTTTGCTTTTGGTACTGTTCCAGTGGTGCCACACGATCTGGAACATCTATCTTTTTACCTGCCGTATTCAAGTGTACCTGTGTACCAGTTAACCATAATTCGCCTCCGGTAACTGTCCATCCACTTTCCGCGCCTGACAGGATTTTCAATTGTGCACCTACTCTCAAGTCGTATCTACCAGCGTCAATCAAATGTTCATTGGCAACACGTTCACGCTTTTGTTGTGCTTGTACTTCTATGTTCTTTTCTGCAAAGCAATTGATGCTATCGCCGGCCTGTATGTTAACATTTGCGTCTGCATGCAGGTTAATATCCAACTCACTACGTACACTTAGTGTTTTAGCACTGTACACGTTTACTGCACCGTTAGGAGTTAGTTCAACATACGCTGTTCCGTCTTTGTTGGTTATATAGATGATGTTTTCTGTGTCATGCATCAATATGGTATGGCCGCCAGCAGTACGTAATCTTACTAGATCGTTGTCACCGTAAATATCACCGTCATCCATAACCAGTGTATGACCACCCGAACGTCCCTGCGGATTGTTAATTTGTGTGCGGTTGTCTGGATTGCTTAACAGCTCGTTAACTGCTTCCTTTGACTCGGCGGTTTTTGTAACGTCAGGATATGGTCTTCCTGGTGTGCTTAAACCAAATACCCTGCTGGGTGATTCTCTTTGGCTGCTACTTGTAATTGTTCCCCTGACAGGATCTGTTTCTAAGCCTTGCTGTAATACCACTTCGGCTTGTATCTGATGGGCTACTCTTTCGAGATTCAACAGGTTGCCATCTTCATTTCTTTCATTATTGTTTAAGTTTACTTCACTGGTGGGCAAGTAAACGTCTCCGTCCTTTAATCCCCTGCCTTCAAGACCGCTGCCTTTGAATATTGTTTTATCATTTTTTAGTCTACTGATGCCCGGCAACATGTGTCTTGAATCAGCGTTGGGAACACACGCAAACCAGTATCCTCTACTGATGTCACCTGCTACAAATGTAACCAATACTTGATTATCTATGTCTGGAGGGACAGCCCAGAATCCATAAGTTTGCTGTTCGTATGAAAAGACTTCGTCTTCCGATTCGGTGCCTCTGGTTGATCCTCCGAATGGGCTTGCATAAGTTACTGTAATGCCTACGTCTGACCCTTCAAATTGGCCTGACAGGTCTGGAATGTAAACTTCAAGTCTGCCTAGTCTCGCAGGGTCTACATTATTTTTAACAATTCCTATATAAGGCCCGGAGTCTACAACAATACCCGAAGTACTGACTCTATCGTAGAGTGGATTGATACGTTTTCTATTTGTTGAATTTGCCATTATGCGATTCCTACAGGATTACTGAAAGGTGGATTTTGTTCTATTTCTACAGTTGTATTGTTTATGTTGGCCGGGGATGAGTCGATCTGCTGTTGTGCGGATTCCGTAACGCCTTCTCCGTTGACTATAGGAAACACACCCTGGTTGGGACTGTTACTGGCTTCTACTAGTGCGGTAATATCGTTACCGGCTATGCCAAAAACATTGTTAACTTGTTGTACTTCAGGTTCGGGTGCAGACACAAAGTTTAAGTCGTCTTGTATACCCAAGACGTTGCTAATTTCTTGCACTTCGGGTTGAGAGTTGTCTGCGTCTGACTCGGGACTAAAATCAGTAAGTGTATTAGGCATTTTAATAATGTGTATAGTTTGTTCAAACTGTCCTTGCGAAAGTGTGCTTTCTACTGTTAGGACTTTGTATACTCCACTAAATGTAGAATCTAGTTTATAACCTGACGACAGTGTGTCAGCGGTATTGGGATTTATTATCCCAACATTGTCATCTATATCTGTTGCACTTTTTACTAGGAGTTGCACATAGACTTGATTAGTATCAAAAACTATTTGTCCACTATTGTTTATGGGCAACTCTGGGGTTATGCCTTGTTTAAATTCGTCGTAACCTCCGCGGGACGGATTGTAGTACATGTCATCCTGTTTAATAAATGCCGGGTCACCAATTATTTTCATTTGAATACTAAGCATGTCTCCAGCAGACGTGCTGTAAATGCTACTTGCAAGATCAGTAACTGTAACGCTTTTAAAGTCGTCGGTTCTATTTACTTGCCCTGATCCTGGTGCGTTTGCTCCCACAGGAATGACCGAAATTGGTAGATCTCTAGGGGATTTATCAGTTGATATATACGGAAATTTATTTTCTTTTGATTTTATATCTGTCTCTTTACGTTTAGACAAACTAGATCCTGCTCTGTTCTTAAAGAATTGAGTTTTTGCGGTATAATATGCAGTGTCGAACGTTATGTCAAGATCAATAATATCGGTATTTTTGCCTGTGTACCTGTAATTGTATGTACGAACAACATTGTCTTTTGCTATCTTTGTTTTAGCAAAGTCGGGATGATTTGTATTTGCAGTAATATAGGGCACGATATTATATGTAACTTCCATTGCATAGTCCTGCGCATCTCCGTTATCATATTCATTTAACTTAACCTCTGGTATAATCTTATACCAGTTTAGGAATTTAAATTCATCAAGACTTTCGTCTGCTTCTGCACGCTCGTTAAACTCTTTTACTTGATCTGTTATGTAGTCACTCTTTTGCATTACCATGTCAATAACGCTATTGATATTTGTTCCTTGCTGTATAGGGAAAGTTTGCTCTGTTCTGGCTTTTGGTATTTTTCCGTCACCAAATGACGCTTGCGCTTGAAGACCAGGAATTACACTCGCCGCCATAGGTACTGTTTTAAGTTCTGCTGTTAAAGGATTAACTATCTTGCTGTCAGCAAATAACGGATCGACGTTAAATTTAACAGTTAATCTGGGGAATTTAAAATTTGTATCGGGTCCACTGGTGCTTCTATACCATTCGTTAATACTCGCCGGAAAACTAGAAGTTGCGTCGCCTTCTTCTTCTGAAATACCAAAGAACTCACCAACAGTTCCTGCTCTGACTGTAAGCATTTTAGGGATAGATGCTGTTGTCTGTTGAAACGGAGAGTGATTATATGCTATGGCATTAATCTTGTACTCGGTATTTCCTTCACCCGGTACAATTTTCATATTTAGAAACTTTATAGGAATGCGCTTAGTGTCAATAATAAAATTGTTACCGTCTGGATCACTTGCATTGCCAAGAAAGTCAATTGGCAACATGTAAGGTTGCGCTAAGTAGTTTCCATCACCTGTTGTAATATTCGCACTTATTAATCTGTCCAAGAAAGTCATGCCATACGGTTCTATAATTTCAAAGTCGAACGTAAGTGT